CGCCTTGCGCCAGATGATCTTATATTTGACGCTCGCCGGCAGGATGCCCTGCAGCAACCATTGGCGCTCCAGTAACGGAGCAATGATCTGCAGCGTTGCCCATTCGCGTCCCTGGTTGAGGATCTCTTCATACTGGGCTTTCTTCTCGCCCAGAACATCCCGGTTCAACCCGCTGCCATAAGCGATCAACTCCATCGGCTCATCGCTGGCTGTGAACATCGTCGCAATGTGATGCTCCACATCACCGATCTTGTCGAGGGTGCCATCTCCCTGATGCACTTCCAGAGTGCCTTTCTTGTTCGAGAAGAGATCGATCACCGCTGCCAGCTTTCCCAGTGCAAGCTGATTATTTTGCTTGTATGCTTCAACATCTGCAGGGCTGCCATCAATGAAATGTGAGCGGATCTGCGCTCCACCGATCTTGCGTCGCACGGCAATATTCAGCTCACCGTCCTCAACATACTTATAGCTCTTGCGAGCCGATTTCATCATCGGTCTGCCGTAGCGCTGCTCTTCATCATGGTTCCACCTGGCATGGATGATCTTCCACATCGGAAACCACAGGGCATCCTTGGGAGGCTCGAGCCCGGAATGCATCTCGTCCGCCATCCAGAACGCACGATCGGGGTTATCGAATTGGTCCGCAGAGTTGGAATTCCTGTGCACCTGCAGTGTGGGTTTGCGTGTCACTCCAGAGATGATCATCGAATCATCCACCGACAATTCCAGGAATGAATCGCCGTCCCGCATGCTGAGACGCAGCCAGTCTTCCAGCTTCTGGTTCAGGTGCAGCCGCTCCTGCAGGTCATCGGCGATCTGTTTTGCAGCTGCGTCCTTGGTCTGGATCAGGAAGCCGTTCCGCAGGAGGTCACGTGCATAATCCCGGTGCATCTTCTCCACACGTGGATCTGCATCGTACATATTGCGGCAATCTTTGATCGCTGCATTCCGGGACCGTTCCACCTGGAACTTGCTGATCATCGATTCGGGGATCACCGGTGCCGGACTATCACTCGCGCTGAGCGGAGCCGCAGGCATAGTCGAAGCGGGGTTGAAAAATGCTTTTACTCTGTCTCGTAAAGATGCCATATCATCCTCTGAAAACGTCCTGAACCATGCGATCGAGCTTCGGGAGATTTGCCTCGATGGTGCTCATGATGATGGCGTATCGACCGCCATTCGATAATTCCAGGAACTTGCCATAAAAAACTGTGTGACCGAGTGTGATGATCAACGTATTTGCATCGCCGCTTTCCACAGCCACGTCGCTCATCTCGCTCTTCGCTTCAGGCGTCACTTCGCCGGTCAACGTATCCAGACCAAAACCATCGACCGCAAAGAAGAGCCCGCCTTGCGCATTTCCAGTGCGTGGTGTCCAGGACGCATTTTCTCTGGCTTCATTTTGAATGTATTGTCCCCAATAGTTTGCCTGAACTTGAATCGCCACAAGAGCCTTTTGACCATACTCTTCCAGACCATCGGCGATCACCTTTGGCGAAACAACCCACTCGAAGCCATCTTTCATTGTTCCACCACTCCCTCAGCGATCGTGGAAAACTGTCGTTCCACCTGAATAAATACAACCTTAATTAACTTGCCCTGATAGGTCAGCCGGTCTTCCTTCTGGATATTCATATCAGGCTCACCAAGGATGAAGACTGCCTGCTGTGCAGCTCGGGCCGCATCACTCTGCAGCTGGAACGCCCGGGCGCCGGCGTACTCGATGCGCATGGGCTGGGTAGACAGGGTGGTGCTCCCGCGCCGGATAACCAGGGAGACTTCATTCATCGCCCGGATCTTCCGCATGCGTGCCTGATAAAAACTTATATTCACACTTAATCTCCATACGATGCATGCTGACCGTTATATTCTTTGCATGCCTCGAGATATTCATCGTCCAGTGACTTGGAGCTCTTGCGCAATGTATCGCCTGCACCGGTCAGATCTTCGCTCACAGCGCCGAAAGAGTATTTGATGGATGTGCCATCCTGCGCATTTGCCTGCTTCGTCAATGCTGTTGCCTGAGCTTTCAGCAGGATGATCCTGGCTTCCCGCTCGCCCATCGTTTCATAGTTCACATCCTCAGCAACAGAGCCATCCGCCGGAACGTCTGTGCCGATCCAGGCAGCCTTATAGCGATAATCACGTGCCATCGTATAGGTCGGTGTGGGCCAGAACTTGATCTGACCGTTCCGGATCGTGAAGCGCTCCTCATAGGTGATATTGGTCGGGATCAATCCAACGGAGGAGATGATCACGCCATCGATGGATTCAAAGGTCTCCAGCACGATCAGCTTCAGGAAGTCAGCGGCGAGATCGTAGGTCGCTGTGCCTGGCACCACGTTCAGCGTGGCGATCTGCTCGAGCCCACAGCGCTCTGAGAAATCACGGACCGCATCCTTCACCGCGTTCTCATACTGCACTGCGGTGGGGATGCTGTCCACTGCTGGAACATCCAGCGCCAATTGCTCAACCAGGTCAGAAAGTAATTTGCTCATTGGGTCTCACTTCAAGATATAGCAAAACTCTGTATAGATGGATGGTCCTGCAAGACGCTCAACGATCTCGAAGCCAGCCTCCTGCAGTTTTGCGTCCCAGGTGGGTCGAAACAGATGCCACTCATACTGATGATTGCCAACATTCAACTGGCGAAAGCCTTCGGTCTTGTCCTTTGTGGTGTGATATCCAATGCAATTCGGGATCTCCGTGTAACAGATCCCGCCCGGGGCAAGCAGTGCCTTGACTTGCTTCAATCCCAATTCGAGATCTTCCAGGTGCTCCATCACACCCAGCATCAGGATCAATTCGAACGGTTCAGCGAATGGATTGGAATCTCCCAGGAAGCCGCAGTGGAATTTCGCATTGCGAACCCTCGACGAGGCAAGTCTGATCGCCTCAGGTGAGAAGTCCATCCCAAAATAATCAACGCCCGGCCAGCGCTCCTGGAAGAACTCCAGGGTATGCCCTACGCCGCACCCCAGATCCAGGCAATTCTTGGGAGGCTGTCCGCCCAGGGACCTGGATGAAGACGTAAACGCAAAGCCATTCCGTTGACCATGCGCCCACTTGTTGGGATCTGCCTTGTAATAGGCATCGTACTTTTCGATCAGTTCCTGCTCGGTATGTTTCATCTTACGGTCTCCGGTTCAGGCAGAACAAATTCATGCGGAATATTTGCTACATCCCTGAACACATGCGGCTTCACATATTGATACGCGCTTCCATTTGCGGTGACGATCGTGCGGGTCCCCACATCCATCCGGCGCACATCACCATTGACCAGCGAGTCACAGCAAACGAACACGATCTTTACGCAGCCCATCAGTTTGGCAATGCCAATGCACAATCTCACGCTCATCTCCGTATGCAGCAATCCGAAGTCCTGTTCGGGCGAGACCCACATCCGCAATGGATGATCGGGCAGATTGCGCTCCGAGTAACCAGGCCGCTGCAGGATCACCGGGATGTCAGGATGTGGATAGACTGCCTTCCCGATCCCCGCATCGCCATCCTTCTGCATGCTGTAGATCGGATTGGGCAATCCCAGATCCTGCACGATCAGGATCGATTCATTGATCGTGATGACCGGACCAGCGCCGAAGTGCTCAGCACGCAAGCATTTCAGGCTTGGACCTTTTCCAACGATCCATGCAGTCTGACCCTGATACAGATCCCGCAAAGCATCAAGCATGCTTTCTCCTCAACACAGCCACCCAGTGCACCACTTCGACCAGCTCGAACTCCTTATGCTCCTCCAGGAATTGAGTCACAGCTTTCTTCACGCCAGCCCAATAATTATTGTGATAATCATGGACTGCGATCACCTGTGCATGCGGTCCGAAATTGCAGAGATCTGCATAAGCGATCTCGAACGTATGCCCGCCGTCCACCCAGAGCAGATCGATGGGCTCGTTCCAGAACTTCCCGATCTCCTGGCTGTCACCTTCCACCACGTGCACATTCTCCGCACCGATCAGTTTCATGTTCTGCCGGACCAGCTCCGCACTCGTCGGGATATCGTCCGGGGGATGCCATGAGAAATTGTCGAGGGCTGCCACCTCCGCCTGCGGGTTGGCAAGCGCCAGCACGCCGGTTGTGCCGCCATACAGACAGCCGATCTCCACGATCCTGCCGCCTGCAGGGACTTCACCCGCCAGGCGTGCCAGGCATTCACGCTCGTTGATCTCACTCAACGGGCGCACTACCTGCGCGGTTTGAACGGCATCATTACTGCTGATTTTTTGCATATCATGCTCCTTATGCAGAGGTCACGTTGACCCGTGCAGTTCCACGTCCATAATTATGAAAAATGATCTTCGCCAGATGGCGATGTGGATGATTCCAATCCACAGATAATGCCTTGTAATTTACCGGGCATTCATGCAAAGCCCTCATCAAAGCGAGTTGCTCATCCCACTGCTGCCAGCGCAGCCACTGCCTGCCCCAGGCTTCGAACAGCGCCAGGGTCTTCTCATTCTTCCGGAAGAAGATCACGCCTGAATTCAGGAACTTAATCTCCCGGTTGCCGCCCAGCTCCTCGATCGTGGCATCGCGTTCGATGATGTTGATCTCCCAGCCGGCGAGCGGCTTATTGTAGAGCTTGCCAATCGTCAACATTTCTTCTGCCAATGCCAGGTCATAATCGCTGAGCAGTTCGAAACCCTTTGTAATATCTGCGATGAACTCCGTGTCCGCATCGATGTACAGGGTTCGATCGTAGGGTGTTACACCTGCCAGGAACGGCTTGATCCGTCCCGCCCGGAACTGGAAATTCTTCTTGCAATCCGGGTCAAATGGACTCTGACCGGTCCACTCGATGAACTGAGCGCCCCTCACCGGCGTATCGCCCACCACGCAGACGGGGATCTGCACTCCAACGTTCCTGAGTGACATCATGCTCTTGCGGATTTCCTTTGCCGCACGCTCACCAAATCCCATATACACAATGCCGATCGTTTCACCAACTACATGATCGATCTTGGTGTTGCTCGGTCCCTTCGACACAACGAATTCTTCGATGACCCTGGCAGCCCGCTTCGCAGACTCACCCAGATATGGATACAGATCTGCAACCGCTTTCGACCTTGCATCAGCATACTGATCACTGCCTGCTGACAACTGATCACTGATCGCCGGCAATAACTCCTCCGGCTGATTCACCTGCGGTCCCACATCCGTATATTCCCAGAAGCGGATCCCGGTATGTATACCGTGCCGGAACCAGGGAGCGTTCAGGATCACCACCGGCTTGCCTGTCACCAGGAATTCATACATCGTGGACGAACAATCATTCACGTACAGATCCGCCCGCCGCATGACTTCCTCGAAATCCCACACCGGCTCGATCCCACAGGATTTGTAAAACGCCGCCATCGCATCCATGAACCTTGGATGACCATGACCGATCAACGTGAACTGCTCGCTCTCAGCCAGCATGGGCAAGATGGATTTATAGTGAGCAAAAGCATTTCCTGCTTCAGGCGCTACCGCGCTGCCATCCCAGTGGAAGGAGATACAAACAACAGGCTTCCTGCCTTCCTCGCGCTGAGCGGAGCGCAGCGAAGTCGAAGCGTCCAGTTTGGGTGTGCCCACCACAAAGCCCGGCTTATGCGGGAACGTCCTTGCGATCAGATCCCGAGTATGTTGGTTGGGATCCAGGAACAATTTCACGTCACGCTGAAAGCCTGACCCGCCCGCATAGGCGCTGTGCTGGAAAGAGAGCCCAACCCCGTGCTGCATGAAGATCATGGGCCGGCGCGGTTTCTTGTGCAACGCCAGCTGCAGATCCTGATACCCACACGTCACCAATGGACCATCTCCATCCGGAGCGACCTGCAGCTTATTGTTCACGCCTGGCGCCTTGAGCGGAACCACCTCCAATCCTTTTGCAGTGGCATAGCCTTGGATCAATTCCGGAACATAGAACGATCCGCGCACCGACTCATCCAGCGCAAACCATATCGGTGCGATGTGATCGATGTAATGGGATCGTCTTGCAAAGAAGTCAACCGGCTTCGACCAATTTCTGTTCACTGCCTGATCTCCTGGATTTCTTTCACCTGGATCTCCCTCTCCCCACGCAGGAGAGGGAGACCAGATGCGAAAGCTAACTGCGGACAGTGCAGTTACTTATTAGGATGCTGCCGCTTCCACCGGAACGAACGCGCCCTTCTCAGGCACTGTGCTTTCCGTGGCGTTGAACTCTTCGGCATAATACTGATCGGCTGCCACCAGCTTCGAAGTGCCGCCGCTCACATCATAGGTGGGGAACGGTCCCTTGATGCTCAGGGGTAGGAAGACCCGGTGCTGCACCAGCTCGCGGTTCCCACAGATCCAGAGAGCATCAGAGAATTCGGTGGAGCTGAAGATCGGGCGGTTCTTGACCATGCCCGCGAACCCGGCAGCATTGAGCAATGCCTGCGGGAATCCGTCTCGCTTGAACCCGGACCAGTTGCTCAGGCGGTCGGTGTTGGTGATGCTCGCCAGATAGAAGGTCGGTTCGTAGAACCGCTTCGCCACGATCACAGCCGCATTACCCAGCAGGGTATAGAGCGTCTGCAGATCGGCATCTGCCGAACTGATGGTCCACGCCGTGGTGGAGTTGCTGGCAACGGATTTGACCGCGCTGAATGCCATGTACAGCAAGCCCTGATCGATCTTGCGGCGCATCTGCTTGACCAGATTCGCCATCGTGCGCGCAACGGCATCCCAGCCCAGCTGGGAGCGACTGAACACGATCGCCTCACGGCTGATCTGATCAGCCAGGCGGTCTGCCGCGGCTTCGATGGTCTTGTAGCTGAGCGAGGTCTTGACCCGCTCGATCACAGCCATCTCACCGTTGCGGATCGCGCTGTAGGTGTAATTCACCAGCACATCATTGGCGCCAATGCTGCCAGGCGTCAGGAACTTGATCTTGCCATCCGCATAATTGATCACGTAATCAATGCCTTCGACATAAGTCGTACCGGCCGGATTGCTCGTCACGGTGACGGAGGCGGGAGTGATGCGGCCATGGCTCAGGGCATACCAGGTGCCTTCTGCCCCGCCGGTCTCGACCTCATCCGTGATCGCCACGGTATAGCCGGTTTCGCCGGTGGTGGCTTCGAAGTACAGGCGGGTAGGGGATGTGTCCATCGTGCCAACATCGAAGATATTGGCTGCCACCAGGTTCGGGAACGCCTCTTCGATGATGGCGCGGGAAACGCTGTACGGCAGATTGAGATCTGTCGTGAGCTCCTGCTCCGTGAACAGCTGCGCCTCCTGCATCAGCTCACGCTGGTGCAGCTTATCGAACCGCTCCAACAGGAGTGCGGTGAAGACCGCGGCCGGTGATTCTGCCCGTTCGATGATGGCGCTCTTGGAGCGACCCTCATGTTTGCGGATCGACTCGCAAAGCTCGAACGATGTCCGGGCAAATTCAGGCGTACCGGTCTCGCGCTCGAGCACCGGGGCGATACTGGTGATCTTGCCTTCCTTGAAGCCCATGCCTTTGAGAGCACCGGATGCGGCCAGCTTGCCATATTCCTTCCTCTTCGATTCGGCGAATTGCTTCACCGCCTCAGGCGTGGCAGGATTGGATTCCTTGAGCGCCTCGACGAACATCTCGTTCAGGTTCTTCCCAAAGGGAAGATCCTTCGTCGCTTCGACGATCGCTGCATCCACCGCCTGCTTCGCCTCGCTCGCATCGAACTTGCGGGCTTTCTCTGCATTCGTCTTGACGGTCTCGACGATGTTTGCATTGGGATCGATCCCCAGTGCACTGCGCAGTGACTCATCGAGCTTCTTCAATTGCTTTTCGTTCAGCGCTTCGAGCTGCGCTTCGTTCATGCCTTTGCCGAACAATTCGGGATGCTCAGCAAGCAATGCTTTCAATTGTTCCAATAGTTCGTTCATTTCATCCTCCGATGAATTTATTGATTCTTGTAGTGCCGCCGCATTCTTGAACGACGGATCGCCAACCAGGTCAGCGGCATTCAGTGAAATCCATTCCATGACTTCGACTTTCTTGCCGTCAACCTTTTTGATTTTGCTTTCACCGATCCCTCTGATGCTGCCGCCAGGTAGCACACCAGCCTCCATCAGAATTTCCACGTCACGACCCTTGTTAGTCAGGATGAGATTGCCTTCGATATCGACTTTCTTGCCGTCCCAATCGAGAGTGTCCCAACGCACGACTGTTTCAAGGAATTCGGGGCGTTTCTTTCCTTTGTCAGATGGATGCTCCACTTCGCCAGTGAGGATCATCAAACGTCCTTGCCCGCGACTTTCGCGAAGATATGGTTGCCAATCTTTGACCATAGCCTCGATCACGTTTTGGGAATAGAGACGATTATTGCCATTGACTTCATCAGCCACAACCAGATCATTGATCCGGATGCGGTGCGTCTTTTTCGCTTCGTCTTTCGATTCGAGCAACTGCACCTGGCTCGGTTCAATTTTTTCCTCGAAGCGCTTGCCATTTTTCTTCATGCTTTCACTGATCACTATCTGCGGCTGGTAAGTCAGCTCTACCACTTCCCACTGATCACGAGGAGCGAAGGTGTAAGAGTCACCGCTCTTCGAATAAGTGACCTTGTAATACTCGTCACTCTTCAAAGGATTTGCTGAAGACATGTATGCTGACACAACGAGATAATCAGCAAATGTATCGGCAATATAGAAATAAGGACCCATATCCGAAGATGGGAACTGAGCACGAAAAGCATTATTGATCTCGCTCATCGTGTATTCGATCGAGCCTTTCACCAGCTCTGTAATTGGTTTGCCTTTTCCGAGTTTCTTTTTCATGTCATCGCTCCTTCGAACAAAGATTCAGCAGTCACCACAATTGCTTCAGCGGAGGCAGTCCTGCCGGTCCCGCTCACGTTATCGGCGATCATCTGATTGCCGCCGCTCACTGTATCGATCTCATCGTCATTGCGCCCGTTGGGAAATGACGTTGCTGTCCGCAGGAAGGACAGGTTCCACGCACCGCGCACCAGGTGCACCCTTCCCTGCTTGGCTCGCAAACGCCAGGGCTGCGCCCACTGCGTCTTATCTCCATCCGAGCTTTTGCGTGTCATCCCAATGATCGGGATCCTCGCCAGGCTGCGATCTGCCAGGAACTGCTTCACCACCAGAGACTGGAAGGCATTGTCCTCGATGCCGTAGATCGTCCCCTCTTCCCGATCGGAAAGCATCAGCGTCTTCAGGGATCCCATGAACATATCCAGATCCCGCTCCTTCACCATGTCCCGGATATATTCTTCGCCTTTATCGTCCATCGCCACGGCAGCCGTCGCATTGAAATCGCTCAGCTCCGTTTTGCCCAATGCCAGGTCAACATAGCGATACCACTGCAAACCTGCAGGCGCTTTCTCGACCACATCGAAATCAGCCTCGTCGAAGAAATTGCCTTTCGCCAGGCGCGGCATCTGCTGGAATTGCGCCACGAACTCGAAGTCATCCATATTGACCGAGAGTGCATGCAGCTGGTGCTCGTCATGTTTCTTCTGCCAGAGCGGCTCACCAGGCGCACGCCCCAGCTGGTCCCCGCCCATCGGGATAAAAACGCCTCTCAACAAATTCTCGACGAACTCTTCACGCGTCTTCGGATATTCCTTCTTCTCCAACGCGAGTGCAGGCATAAAAACCACGTCCCACTGGTCCGCTTCCGGATCCGAGACCATCGCCGTCAGCAAATGCCCGGAGAGATCTTCCACATCCCAGCGGGTCATGATCACGATGATCGCTCCATGGTCCTCGAGACGTGTGTATGCCGTGGACCGGTACCACTCATAACTATCGTTCCTCAGGTTTTCGGAACTCGCTTCCTTGCGACCCTTCACCGGATCATCGATGATGAACAGGTTTGCACCGAAACCCGTGATACCACCGCCCACGCCGGCTGCCAGCATGCCGCCTTTGCGATCGGCGATCTCCCACATTGCAGATGCCTTGCTTTCCGGATCCAGCAGAACAGGTTCATCGGTCGAAGCGAGTGTGCCGAACACCTGCGAATATTCTTCCGATTGGATGAGATCCCGCACAGCCTTGGAATGCTTGCTTGCCAGGTCTGCATTGTAGGAAGTCATAATGATGCGCAGATCGGGGTTCTTCCCCAGCAGCCAGGCAGGGAACTTGCGTGAAGCGGTCTGGCTCTTCCAGTAACGTGGAGGCATGAACACCATCAAGTGGCTAATGCCTTCCTTGCCGCCGGTCAGGATGTACTTTGCAACCTGCTCGAGCTTGTGAGCCAGCACCTGCACATGCCGCGCATCCGTGGGATGTTTCTTATCCACGTGACCACAGAAGGACAGGAAATCACGCTCCGCCATCAGGCGGCTCTTGATCTCCTGTTTCACGGCATCGCGCTTCTCACTCACTGGCATCTGCATTTTCCTTATCAGACTGATCACTGTTCACTTGATCGCTGTCTTCCAGTTCTTCTTCCAGCTCCTGCATGATCTGCATTGCATCGCTGCCCAGCGTCTCGAGCAGTTGTGCAGTGGAGAGCTTCTTCAACTGCCCCAGCAACTTATGCCCAACGCCCTTGCCATCATCGCCTTCGATCTTCTGGCGCGGCGTGTAATCGCGGGTCATCTCGAAGAAGAGACGCCGGTCCGGATTCGCCCGGTAGCTGGGATCACTGGCCACGGTCCCCAGCGCAAAGAAGGCGCCCGGGCGGAACTCGAGCATTGCTTCCGCCTGCAGCTGCGAGATCATCATATCGATCTCGGGATATTTCTTCCGCCAGGTGGCGATCGCCCGATCCGAGGTCAGCCCCAGGAACTTTGTGGCAAGTTCTTCCTGCGTTTCCGGATAGCGGTATTTCTTCGGCATCGTTGCCCAGGCAATATATGCAGCAATGCGACCACGCACACCGGCGTTGATCAACTGCTGGTAGAGATCCGCCCAGGAAGGGACTTCTTCATCGTCGGTGATCTTGCTCGTTTCTTTCAGCACATTGAGATTCACCAGCTCACGTGCACGCACGTCTGCCACAGACAACAACTCTTTGCCCTCGCCATCTTCAGCATTATGAAGACCGCTGGCAAAATTTTCCAATTCCAATTGCGTCACACGTCTGATTGACATAGTTTCAACTCTGTTCTTTAACTCAGACCAGGAGTGCGCGGCAGATCCGTCGCCCATTCCAAAGTTGAGGATGGAGGCACGAATTCAGGCGGAAGCCAGTGCAGATCCGCCCAGGGCAGCGAGACCGGCAAGGCAGTAATGATCGGGATCCGCACCGGCACATCCGGACCATCCGAATCAGGGCCCGATGGGCGGGTGATCAAATGCGGCACGCCCTGTGGGTCCACCGACGTCGCCCAATACCACCATTCCTGGTGTCCAATAACTTCCGCAGCGCTCATGATCGGATTAGTGGTCAGCATCGATGCGATCTGCCCCACATCCCCATCCCGCAGCGCAAGTACAAATGCTCCTGCCATGCAGCGCGCCTGGTCGAACCGCGGATACGTCTTCTCGTCCTTGCCCTCGCCCGTGATGCAATTGATATGCCCTGGCATCCCAGCGCCGCCATTCATCACCATCAACCCATCGTCCATCAGGGTAGACCACTTCTTGTCATTCAGCTGAGGGTTGAGGTTTCGCCACATTCTCTGCACCGGGCAGTCTGCGATCGTGTGATGGTCAGGATCCAGCCGGTAGATCTCCGGCAGGCGCTTGCCAGCCTTGATCACATTCGCCCGCACAGGTCCACCGTGCAGAGCATTCTTATATGCTTCGAGGTTTCCTCGATAACGAAAGTCTGCGGGCTGTGCGTTCACATCCACGCGCTCCACGTCATGCGGCACACGACACCAACGATACCCAGCCTGGGCAGGTCGTGAACTCAGCGTCACGACCGATTGATCGTCGTAGACCACATCCAGCCTGGTCATTGCGGGAATAACTCCTGAGCGCTGCCATCCTCGAAGTGCAGAATACCTTTCACGATCTTCTTTGCCGGAGGCGTCTCCGGATCCGGAGCAGGATCATCCGGCACCGTCACCCAATCCCATGCGATATATTGCTTCTGGCTGCCAGCAGATACCCATTCCTCATCCATCACCGGAACGTCGTTGATCTTCGACAGCTTCAGCCACTGATATTGATTCGTGCTGGCTTCGATCTTGTCCCCCACCACCAGGTAACGAGCGGGTGTAAAGGCTTCGCCCTGGGGTGATTTGCGCCGCGTCACGTTCCCGATCGCTATGCCTTTGATGATTTTCATACCGCCTCCAGTCTCGCCATCCAACTTGAAATAGTTCCTGTACGTTTG